ATACGAAGCCTCGTCGTATTCGGCGGCGTCTCGCGTCAAGTCGTGCATCGAGCACTTGATTTAACCTAGCTTCCACGCAATGCAAATTATTTTTTTGAGCCATTCAATATAGGGGGGGTAGGTGTTTTTTTTTCTATTTCGTCACCCTATCCACAAAGCGCGATATGCCGCCTTGCATTAGCACCGGAGCGGAGACGTGACGTTCTCCGTTTCGGTTTTTCATAAGTTTGATCTCGATGTCTGGATGGTTTGCATGATCGATGTGCAAGACGTAGTCCGCGTGATGACCGATGCCCCGCGACTCGCGCAGTTCGCCCTTGTCGTTTAGTTGGGAAGCGGTCAAGACGCAAACATTTAAATGCAACGCCATGAGCTTAAGACGGCGGACGACTTCGCTGACCTGTTGTTCGCGTGTTTCGCTCTTGCTGTCCGCGGACGGCGAGCATAGCTGGATGTAATCGACCACCACCCAATCAAGCCCTGTGCGCTTGAGTTGCCGACATATCGACTCGATAGTATCGATATCCGATACTTGGTCGTGAATTGTGATAGGCAAGGCCGATATATCCGCGATGCCGAGCTTCATGCCGTTAACGTGTGGCTGGCTTGGTTTTTCGTAGGCCGATACGCAACGCCATCCGCTCTGCGCGGCGACTAAGCGACCGATGACCTGCGTTGCGCTCATCTCTAGGGAGAAAATCACGCCATTCTTGGCATTTAAAGCCCCGTGGAGCGCAGTTTGAAGCAAAGCAATAGATTTACCGCCCGAAGTCTCGGATGCGAAGACAGCGAGCGTCCCACGCTCAAATCCGCCGTTGATCTTTTCATCTAGCCCCGAAACGCCGGTAGTGAAGCGTTCCGGTGGCGTTGTTTTGAGAAGTTCGGTCAGTAGGTCGGCACATTGTTTTTTGAGCGAAACGGCGTCCGTTTGCTCTTCGTCCGAGTCCGCTAGGTGTTGAGCGATGCCGTTGAGATCCGCACGCATCTCTCGGATATCGTCCTTGCTTTCGGCTAGCTTCGCCATCGCCCTGCGATACCGGCGTGCCTTGAGCAAGTCTTTTCTGAAGTGCAATGCCGCGACAGCATCTCCGGTGGGATAGTCGGTGAATTTTTCGGTGACGTTGTGGTATCCGCCAACGTCGAAAATCAGTCCCTTTTCTTCCAAGACCGCCTGGAGTCGGAAGATGTCGGCTTTGAATCCTTCGTTGTGGCACTCCTTGGCCGCTGACAACAAAGCTCGGTTGGAATGTTCGAAGAACAGATCCGCGTCCCACTTCGCGGCGTCCAGAACTTCGTAGTTTTGAAGGATGATCGAGATCGCGGCCTTTTCTGCGCTCGGTGCTGTCGGAACTGCCGACCTTGTGCTTGTTGTTTCTTCTCGTTTTAAAATTGCCATTTTGTTTTACTCCTTGGCTCGCCTCTCGCTTTTGCGAGAGAGGCGAAGCCTATCTATCTATGATAATAGATAGATATTCTATCTATCTAGTCCACTCATGGTTTGCGTTGGGTTTCATTTGGGTTATGGTTGGGTTTCATTTGGGTTATTTACAGACGCATACCGGCTGGCTTTTTTACAGGCTTTGGCGTGTCACTTTTTGGACGGCCTCCCTTTTTGCCGTTGCGATAATTCGCGAACAATTTCTTGTTTTGATCCTGCCATTGATGCAAGACAAGCGCATCACCTTCGCGCCTTGCGTAGCCGCTTTCTACCAACGCCATTTCGAGTTGCATTGGGTCGCCTTCCCAATCGGCTATCGCCGCGATGATGTCCGCTGATTTTTCTATCCGTTCGCACTTTCTGAATTGGCATTGCGACCAGAGCTTCAAGAGTGAAAATACGCCTGCGTGGCCGGCTAGGCGCAGCAGGATTTTTGTCTTGTAATGATCGCAGAAGTCAGGTGAGAGAATCATGGAGCTTTGCTTTCTTTATCAATTAAAAGAATCAAAGAATCTCCGTGACATCGTTGTGGATAGCAATGACAAGCCAATACCTTTCCTTTCAACTCATCCTCTGCTTCAGAAAATGAATCCTTGTTTGGAGCGTAGTGTTTTTCAAAGCAGTCACAAACACGGTCACGATCTCCATCTTGGCCGAGGATAAATGGATTTCCCCACTTGCTTGTTCGGTCAATGGGAACCATTTTGCCGCATTGTGTTGCCCATTGTATAAGGTGCTTATCGCGTTGGAAGTTGGCGACTACGGTTTCACCCGCTTCTACCTTAGCCTTTCTTTCTAATTCATCCGGTAGCCACTCCGGTTCGGTAGGCTTGCGAGAGACTTCTTTCATCGCATCTTGCAATGTCATTTTGCCAGCCTTTACCTTTTCAAATGCCTCGGGAGCGTTCTCCTTTACTTTGGCAGCTTGGTTGATGTAGGTGCGGTTGGTGCCGAACAATTCAGCAGCTCTACCATCCGATCGCCGCTGGTTTGGCGAAACCTCGTCAATTTTTTGACTAAGTTTTTCAAAAAACTCTTTCGTGTCAGTATCGCTTGCATCGCGAATCGCTTGAGCTTCTGGGCAAAGTTCTTTTTGATGTCGATCTTCCAGCAGTTTTTTTGGTCTTCCGCCAACGTTCCTTGCTGCCTCTTTGGACAAAGCAGCCAAAACCTCTTCTGCCTCGACTGCAATCGTGGCCCATTGCCCCTTGTTTAGGTTGCGCCGTTTGTTTGTTCGCATTACGAGCCGCAATGCCGCAGATTGATCACCATCGAATGTTTTAATTGCTGGAGATATTCCAATAGCCTGGCAAGCTCGATACCTGTTCCATCCATCAAGGATCGCTCCTTCATAAACAATCACGGGTTGGCTTTGATCAAAGCCGTTGTTTCGTATGTCTTCCAGTAGTCGGTTGAAATCTTCCTCGTTGGCTTCTGGGAAGATGTTTAATGCGTGTTTTTTCATTTGTTGTGTTGTTGTTTATGGCATGATGCACATAAAATTGTTAATGCACTATCTGGGTATTCCCAAGGCAGTAGTTTAAAGTTATAGTATCGATGGTGGACGTGAAAAGATTCATCTCCATTTGCGGCCCCGCAGGCTTCACATTCCTTCCCCCTGTCTTTGAATAAGGCCAGTCTCCTTCTACGCCATCGAACATCGGCAAGAAGAGCGGGATAGAACCGCTTACAGACTTTTTTATTCGATGAATATGTGGACAGCACCACACGTTCCTTCGATTAACAAGAGTACCAAGAACAAGCCATTTTTCATAGTCTGGGTTACTGATCTGTAGGTTTTCAAACAACCTAAAAGGTGTTTGTGTATTGCATCTAAGATATTCGTATACCTCTTGACCTACGATATTCGTCTCATGATTTACTCCCTGTAAACTAGTCCAAGAAATCATTGGCTTGTATGGAAAATCACGCTGACATTTTATAGCTCCAAATGTTTCCTCGTCAGGATCGTCGCATTCTCTGTAAGGCATTGCTGCTCCCATCTCCTTTGGTGCTTTCATTACAATGATGCTTTTTTTCTCATTGTTTTGAAAATTTATAGGATCAATGTCCCCTGTTCCGATAGAGCACTTTTCAAGAAGCAATCTTCTATCTTCCCTGTCATCCATTTTTGAGATGCTTTTTATTGATGATGGTTTGTATGTTTCATCGCGAGTGTCTTTATCATGCTTCTCCATTTCAATATCGCAAACGCTCCATATTTTTACATCCATATTCTCAAATGGATGTAATGGGTAAATGCGAATAAGACCAAGGTGCGGAGATACAGCAATAGCGCATTGAGTTTCCCTTCCATCCTTTAGTCTATTGGGTGCACCTTTAGCTAAAATAACAATACGGTCTTTGATCATTTTTCTTAAAAAGAAATCCCGCAATACAACCATGTGAGAATAGGCCAACAGCGAGCCGGATGGAAGTATTGCGGGAAAAAGTTTGTTTCATTTGCTGTTTAAAAGGCTTCTCACAGCCGAGTTGAATTTAGTCTAAGATTTCAGCCTTGTCAAATAACGCTGAAGCGTCTCGTCGGCCTCCTCCTCGATCCACCGCGTGGATTGAGTAACAACCTCAAGCCACTCTCCGCCGATAAGGATTTCGTAGTCCCATCGCTCGCAGTCGTCTTGATGGTTAGGCCAACATCTGAGCGGATAGCCGCGCCATTCTTGAGATACTTTCATTTGCCTGTTAGGAGTTGGTTTAGCCTGGCGACCTGTGCGCGAAGCTCGTGGTTGTCTCGCGTAAGGTAGTCGTTGCGCGTGGTCAGCAACTCGATGAGTTGCTGCATTGCGTTCATTTGCTCGCGTGATCTACTTGCTAATTTTGCGAGGCTTTTGATGCCGTCGAACATAATCTGAGATTCTTTCTAAATGTTGTTCCGCCAATGCTCTCCCCTCCGGCGAGTCGTCGTATGTATGCTGGTGTACCGGTAGCGGATCGCCCCTTTCTAGGCGCAACCCTATCGGACATTCGTTCATGCAAATAACAAGCCGGAGTGAGAGAGTTCCGTTCATCTATTAAAACGGAATGTCGTCGGTTTCATCTTTCGGTTGAGCAACGAATCCGTTGCTTTTTGCGACGATATGCGCGTTGGTCTTGGCCGCTGGCTTGCGCCGGTTGCCAAGCCATTTAGCTTTCTCGTCTCCGAACAACCAACGCTCAACGCAATTAAACTGATGCTCTGGATTGGTCTGCCCTGCTTCGACCCCGATGACGCAGACTCCCTTTTCACCTATAAGGTCTTCCGCTTCGACGCTCACATCTTCGCCTGGGATAACTGCACGACCGATGCTGGACAGCACTTGATCTACCTTCCACCCTGCTTTGGTGGTAAACGTGAGATGTTCCCACATCGTCGGCCCTGTTGTTCCGCCTTCAAGAAGGACGGCCACGTCCAGCTTGATCGTTGGGTTGCCTGCTTGGCTGGTCTTCTCGACGGCTTTGATAATTTCAACTTCGTATGTTCCCGGCTCTACGAAGTAGATCGCGGCCTGCTTAGGTTCGTTTGCTGTGTATGTTGGCATTTTGTATTTTCTATTTTATTTTTGTTTGTCTTAATTGAAGCGAATGCGCTCCGGTTTGTACTGCTGTTTGGTCTGGCTCCACGCCGTTATTAGCGCAGAGTTCCAGATAATTTTTTTCCGACATCTTACCGCCAAGGGCGAGGATTAATGTCTCTTTTGTGATGTTCTGCGATGCTTTGGCTATTGCTTCTGTTTCTACGAATTTCCTTCCGCTCATGCTGGTGAGCTTCCATCCTGGGACTTCGTCACCGTTTTCGAGTCTCGTCTTGAGATGACCTAGCACCGGCTCGGCGATCTCCTTTTCGGCCAGCTTCCACTTCTTCGCGAATGCTCCCATGCTCTCTGCCGTTGTTAATATCCGCTGGCGGATCGCATCGATGCTGTTGCCGTTGATGTCTGGGATAAGAGCGACCGCGCTCTCAGCCTGCCGCACGATGGCGTGGCAGCTGTTGTAATGCTTACACCAAGAGCAGTACTCGCAAGGCGTCGGCTGCGCCTCCGCGCTTGTTGCGCGGTCGATTGTGCGCTTGGTGATCTGTTGCGCTTCCTCGTAGTTAAAATCGTAGCTACGAATTAGCTTTTGATCGACATATATGACGTGCGCCGTCCAACTTGTGTCGAAGTTGTCTTCCATACACGCCAATGCGTAGGCCGCGAGTTGCTCGCGATAGTTCCGCACTTGACCCGTTTTTATATCTGCGACCCACTTCTCGGCTTTGCAAACTGCGTCTGCCGTGCCGAGCTTGGATAGTCCAGGTACTGCCATCGCTAGATACTCTTCGCGAGTCTCCACGAACGATCCTTTTGCAAGGCGCGTCAGTTCATCAACGCCGTATGTGATTGGAGAAAAGTCTTCTCCAACTTTTCGCATATCGACTACGACAGTTGATGTCGTGTTCTCAAGGATCAAGTTGCGAATAGCTTTGTCTATTTCTGTGCCGCGCTCCGCTGCCGAGCTTGTGCCACCTGCGCCCTCGAAGAGAGCGCATTCGGCGAGTTTGGGCAGGCTGCTAGGTGATATTTCTTTGCTCATTGATTCGCCTTTCTCCACTCGATAGCCGTATTCACGAATTGATCGACGCGAAGCGCAACGCGCTCCAGATACTCTGGTGCGCAATCGCGCCACGTCTGCTCGCTTGTTAGGACTCCACGCCCAAGCAGGAACTGGTTCACCGCTCCTTCATGCTCTGCGAGCCGTCCTGCCCAGCTTTCGGGTGGTGTTGCAGTTGGTGCGACTACGGCTTGCGCCGTTGTCTCAAACAAATGCGCGACCGATGCCCACTCCAGCGGCAACTCTTCTGCAAGGCCGGATCGCGTCTTAGCGTCGTAGGCTGCCGAATGTGTCGTTAAGATGATGCGCTCTTTGCCGCCGATGCCCTTTCCTTTGCCGGTCTCGCTTGTGCTGACCTTGGTTTTGAACCTCAAGAACCAAAGTTCATCCGCGAACTCTTTCAAGAGCGGAGAGCTTTGCTTGCTTAGTTTCAGTTCGTATCGGTCGTATGCGGCGAGCGCATCTGGAGCCTCAAAGCGCACGATTTTTGAGTGCGCGATCATGACAACGTTCTTGCCGACGTCGATCAACTGGTCAATGGATGACAGCATCCGACTCATGCGCTCCGCGACCATGACCCAGCCCTTGCCAAAGCCGAAATCTTCGACGCTAGTCTTCTTGGTGCTGGCGAGTAGGTCTTCAACGCACAGGCGTTCCGCCCAATCCGCGCTGTCTACAACGATGGTCTTGTAGTCCGTAGCTTTGGCTTCTGCCAATGCGTCCGTGAGTTGCTTCCAGCTGTTGATCTCGCAGCGGTCAACTTCAAGATGTGACGTGCCTTGCTCGATGTCCAAGAATAGCGGCTTGGGGAACTTGGCCGCGAATGTTGATTTTCCTACGGATTCGACTCCGTAGAGTACTACGCGCTGGGCGCGTGTTTGCTTTCCTTTTGTTATTTTCATATGTTTTGGTTTTTGTTTGTTGTTTGCGTTTATTGATAGGCTGTTTCTGCATTAGCTCCGTGCCCATAGATTTTAGATCGCATTTTTGGAAAAGGAGGATGCCATTTAGTATCTTGATCTGGGAAGTCTGTTGAGACTTCTTCACTATATTGCTTTGCCAGTTCTGATAAATATCCAATCTCCATTCTTTCAAGTTTTCTGCTGGCTTGAATTTTACTTTTCAGGGAATCAATTTCTTGTTTTAAGAGTTCTATCTTTTGCTTAAAATCTTCTCTTTGCCCTGCATGTAATTTCAATCCCTCTTTAGTTTGTTTTATTGTTTCAATTAGTTTTTTCCCTTTCATTTTCTATTTTCCTTTTTGTTGTTCGCTGCATATACGGCCACAGCGAGTGCCGCCCACGAGTGGGACTTTATGCCGTATGTTGGCCCCGGCTGGGCCTTTGTTCCCTGCGGCCCGATCCTGTCGATCAAGGCTTGGCGAATGTTCGCGTCCTTGGCTCGCATCGTGCCACAGAGAAAAAGTTTAATATCTTTCCTAAAAATCAGTTCTACGTCCACTCTCGCAACCTCGATGAATCTACCGATCCAGACGCAGGTCTCAAAGGTACTTGCTCCTACGGCCATGCCGTAGCTGGCTATCATCTCGCAGGCGCATCGAGTATACTCACGACCGATCAATACTTGGCGCATCTCCTCGTTTGGAATGTGTCCGTGGTCG